TCTATTATAGAGATACCAGAAGACCTAGAAGCTAATCTAAAGCCTTACATCATACAGCCTAGCGGTCAGAACTTAGAGGGCATAATGCGGTGTATTCAAAACAAAGTAGACGCTATTGATAGGATTACACACATGGGTTCAGTAAGGGCAACAGGTACACAAATAGCTAGTGGCATTGCTCTACAAACAGAATTTCAGTTATTGAACGCAAGACTATCAGAGAAAGCGGATTATCTTGAGAACGCAGAAGAACAGATTTGGTCTTTGTTTGCTATGTGGCAAGATAAGCAGTTTGATGGGTCAGTAAACTATCCAGACACATTTGATATTAGAGATTGGGCGAACGACCTACAATTCTTACAAATGGCTAAAGCTAGTGGTATCAAATCCGAAACCTTTAATAAGGAACTAGATAAGCAGATAGCACAGGCGGTCATTGACGATAGCGAAATGATAAAATCTATAAATGAAGAAATAGACAGCACCAGAGCCGTAAGAGGGCAGTTTCAAACAACAGAAGTAGAAGGACAGACAGTTGAAGAAGAAGCGTAAACGTAGGCTAGTTCCGAAAGACAAAAGAACTGGTATTCCTAAAAAATATCTATCTGGTCTAAAAGGTGCGAAAAGAAGTGCAAGGGCAAGTTTATTGAAACAAGTAAGTGCTTTATACAAAGCAGGTGCAAGAATACCACGTTCATTACTTAGAAGAAGGAACAGGACATAATGGCAGTAAGAAGAAGACCCTTATCAGCAAAAACACTTGCAACGCTAAGAGCAAAAGCAAAGAAATCAAAATTATTTAATTTAACAGATTTGAAAGCTAGTTTTCGTAGGGGTCAAGGTGCTTTTCTTTCCGCAGGGTCAAGACCTAGAATACCTATGAACGCTTGGGCAATGGCTAGAGTCAACAAGCTAATAAGCAGGGGTCGTTCTGGTACATTTGACAAAGATATTATCAAAAGAGCATCAAAGAGAAAAAAGAAATAGCTACAATCCCAGGCAAAAAGGCAATAAAATCAAGGACTTAGCATGGCAAAATACAGGGGTAAAGAAGTAAAGCTAAACAAACCATTTAGATTATCAACTGCGGAATCTAAAAGAAAAAAGTTTGGTGTCTATGTAAAAAACAAATCTACTGGTAAGATAAATAAAGTTACATTTGGTGCTAGGGGGATGTCTATTAAAAAAAGCATACCTGCAAGGCAAAGGTCATTCTTAGCTAGAATGGGTGGCGTTCTGAAAGAGGTCAAAGGTCAGAAATCTCTATCACCTGCTTTCTGGTCTATCAAAGCTTGGAAAAAAGACTTCCCCCTATAATGTCAAAGATATTAGATAAATTAGCTGACCAACACGAACAGCGTATAATTGATGTTCTCTATAGGCTAGAAGAAGACGTAATAAAAGAAGTTACAAGAGCTACAGGCGGTAAGCTTGTTTCTCAAAGACTAGCGATACAACTACAACCTGCTATCCGAAACCTTGTGGAAACCACATTCTTAGATGAAGCGGATACCATAATAAATGAAGAATATAACAAGATAGCAAAAGAGGTTTTGGATACGTTTGGTGAAATGCCTATACCTAAGAAGTTCAAAAGCCTAACAGAAGTAGACCTAACAACCTTGAACGCACTCAAAACACAATCCTTTAGTGGCTTTGAAGATATAGCAGAACGATTTCTAAAAGTAATAAACGATGAAGTATACCAAAGCACAATAGCAGGTAGACCATTTGACGATATGGTTACAAATATAAGGTCACATATCAATGGAGTGTATAAGAGGTCAAACACCGCAGAAATAAATGAACTGGTAGATTTTATAAACGAAAATAAGTTTGATAGTGCAAAGAAACTACAAGTAGAAGAAGCGGTGAGAAAACTACACACCCAATACGCAAGTGACAGGGCAGGTAATAACCTTAGACGCTATGCAAGTCAGATTGCTCACGATTCAGTAATGCAGTTTCACGGACAGTTTACAGTAGCTAAAGCAAAAGAAGCAGGGTTGACGCATTTCACATACACAGGAACATTAGTAAGAGATAGCAGGGAATTTTGTGTGGGTATGTTAAATAAGACCCTTACAGAAGAGCAAATAAGGGATATGTGGAACAACAGAGCATGGCAAGGCAAGTCCACAGGTGACCCATTTATAGTAAGGGGTGGTTATAGATGCAGACATACTTGGATACCTACAGACCCATCATGGGGTGAGGAAACAGTAGATGAATTGCCTACTGAAGAAGAATTGCCACCACCACCACCAGTTAGGGGTGTAGTTTCAGATGTTTCAATAGGTGTTTTATTAAATAAAGGTCTGAAAACTAGACCAAGCAAAGCAAAAATAAAAGCCTATGACGATGACTTCAATTCACAACTTACAGACCAACAAAAAATTATTGTTGAAAAGTTTCCTAAACCAAAAACAGTAAGAGATACAAAAAGCGGTTACTATGTGCCTAGTACTGGTCAATTAAACGCTGAATTAAATGCAAAGGATGGTAGACTATCTACAGTCAAAAGTTATGTTATTGCTCACGAATATGGTCACCACATAGATTATATTGCAGGGGGGAAAGGCGAATTTTGGTCGTTTAGGAGTAAAAGGTTTAATGATGCTATAAAAGAAGATTTGGAGAACTTAAAAGGAAAGTATGTTGGCGTTAATTATGTAATAGATGAATCAGAGTATAAGAAGATGTTTGATAAATTAGCATTTTATGAGGAAAGAGATATCTATTCTAAATTTGATGCGAATAAAATTATTGCAACAGATAAAGCTACGAGTTTAAAAGGTGATGGATATGGCGAGGTAAGCGATATATTTGATGCTCTTTCAAAAGGAAAGTTTAGACGTAATTATAAAATGTGGGGTCATACTGTAGGATATTGGAGAAAAAAAGACTCAGTTCCAACAGAAATATTTGCAAATTTGTTCGCTATAAGAAATGACAAAAAAGCCTATGCAATAGCTAAAAGTTTTATTCCAAATACAGTGAAAGAGTTTGAGAGATTTTTAGACCAAGCAGAAAACTTAAAAAGGTGAGGGAAAAATGGCACTAACCAAAAAAGAGCGACTAGAAAAATTAGATTTGGCAGAAACAGGAAAGGAATATCACGATTTATACAAAGAGGTGTTTGGCGTAGAATATCCAGAAACAGTAACAAGAAATCCCAATGACGATATAGAAAATTTAGTTCAAGCAATTTTTGATAATGTACCAGTAGAAAAAGTAAACTTGCCAAAAGATGCTAAAATTTGATATAAAAATACTATCCAAATAAAGGAGATTTAAATGGCTGAAGAAAACCAAGTAGAACAGACTACTGAAACAAAAGAAGAAGAAACACCACAAGTTGAGGAAACATCAAGCGAGGTAATGTTCACAGAGGACGAAATGAATGAAATCGTTAGAAAGAGATTAGGCAAAGAAAGAGGTATCTGGTATAAAAAGCTTGGTGTTGAGGACTTTGATACAATTCAAAAAGCTGTAAAGTCACAAAAGGATGCAGAAGAAAAGCAACGTATTCAAAAAGGTGAGTTTGAAGAAATACTTAAAACCAGAACGCAAGAGTTCAATAAAGAAAAAGAAAACCTTGAGAGTCAGCTAAGAGATATCAAGATTAACAAGTCGTTATTATCTTCAGCATCTAGGAATAAAGCCATCAATCCAGACCAAGTAGTTGAGTTATTAAAAACAAATATTCAACTTAATGAAAGTGGTAACGTAGAAATTCTTGATAAAAATGGAATAGCACGTTATAGTAAAGCGGGTGAACTTTTGACCACAGACGAATTAGTGCAAGAGTTTCTTACACAAAACCCTCACTTTGTCAGTGCAACCCCAAGTGGTTCTGGCACAGTGTCAAATGTGGATAGGCAAGAACTCAATAAGCCTTTAAATCTGAGTGAATTAAATATGAACAATCCAGAGGACAGAAAGAAGTATGCTGAATATCGAAAGCAACGAAATTCTAAACCCTATGTGATTAACTCAAACCCTTAATTTGTTTTATTTAAAGGAGTAAAAAATGGCAAATGAAACAACCAGTAGTACCATTTCGGAACTCTATACCGAAATCGTAGCAGAAGCATTGTTTGTGGCAAGCGAACAGTCAATCATGCGTAACCTAGTCAGAAACTACACTATTGCAGGTGGCGGTAAGTCTGTGGAAGTACCAATTTATGCAACTGTGTCAGCTTCAGCCGTAAACGAAGCAACTGACTTGTCAAACACAGCGGTCAACCCAACTTCTGTTACAATTACAGCTAGTGAAGTAGGTGTAATGACCACATTGACCGACTTAGCAAGAAACTCAGCATCACGAAATGTTGCAGGTGACATTGGTAGATTATTCGGTGAAGCTATCGCAAGAAAAGTTGATGCAGACTTATCAGCATTGTTCACAGGCTTTTCTACAGAAAAAGCAGGTGGAGCAGGTCAAGAACTCACAGTGCAAGACATCTTTGAAGCAAGTGCAGAACTAAGAACAGCAAACGCACCTGCACCATATTACGGAGTCTTTCACCCAAAGCAGATTTTCAACGTCAAAAAGTCTTTAACAAACACATTTGTGGGTAGAGATACCGAATTGTCAAACGAAGCCATGCGAAGTGGTTTTGTAGGAACTATAGCAGGGGTTCAAATCTTTGAATCTTCAAATATTTCTGTAGATGGTTCTGATGACTCTATCGGTGGTGTATTCTCTCAAGACGCTCTTGCTTTAGCAATGATGCAAGACCTAAAGCTTGAAACTCAAAGAGATGCTTCATTAAGAGCAGATGAAATTGTTGCTACTGCTGTTTATGGAGTTAGTGAAATTCATGATACCTATGGAGTTAAGTTAACTGCTGACACACTAGCTACATAAAAACTATGGGGGTGGGAAACTACCCCCTTTTTTTAAGGAATTATGACAATGGAAATGGTAAAGCTTGTTAAAGGCGATAGGGTAATTGAAAGACGCAAAGTAGATTACGAAAACAATCAAAACATTTGGCATTTACGAGGTTGGAAGCTAGACGATGGTAAGCCAAAAGCACAACCAAAAGTAGAACCAAAGCCAGTAATGGAAGAAGCACCAAAGCCTAAGAAAACCGAAACAAAAAAGGCTGAATAATGGCTACAAACGAATTTAATGTTGCTAATACTAGCTTACAGAAAATACAGCCAGACATTCTAGGTTTTGGGATAACAACTTTTGAAGACCAACTTCAATTTGCCGAAAATGATGTAATTAGGCGTGTCAGAGAAGAATGGTGGGAAAGATACAGGCACACAGTACGCTATAAGGACATCACAAAAATTACATCAGTAGAAATGGATAGTTCTAAACTCACAGACTCACAATGGACACAATCAGTAGTTTATTTGTGTTTGTGGAAGTATGTTTATCCCATTTTGACTAAATGGCGTGACCCAGACACAGGCGAAGGGAAAGACGCTTTTCAAGTGCAAATAGATTTCTATAGGGATAGATATGAAGAAGAATTTCAAGCTATTCTTAGGGATGGGGTCGAGTATGATGAAGATGGAGGGGGTACAGTAAGCGATAGCGAGAAAGAACCCATACATCATTTAAGATTAGTCCGCTAATGGCAGTAGACGTAAAAGTTGATGTAAATTCTATTGAGGTCACAAGACTTTTAAAAAGAATTACAAGAAAACAAAAGGCGGTCATACAGAAATCATTGAACAGGGTTTCAAATATGGCGATGCTGATGATTACAAAGCGTACACAGTCGGGTAAGCTACCCGATGGGGGTCAAATGAGGGCATACGCAAAAGGCACAGTCAGAAGCCGAAAAAAGAGGGGTAGACAAACAGGCTTTGTAGACCTTACGGACACAGGCAAGATGTTTCGCAGTTTAGATTTCAAAACAATGGGTACAAAAAGCACTTTATTCTTCTCAAACATGGAAAGAGCAAAGATTGCTAGTTTTCACGACACATTCGGGGTAGGCAAAAGAAAAATAACAAGACCATTCTTTGCAATAGGCAATAAAGAAGAAGATAAGCTAAAAGCAGAGTTTGCTAGTTTTTATTTCAAAGAAATGCGGTTATGAGCAAAAGAGAAAACATAGCAGGTGATATAATTACAAAGCTTGATGCGGTTACAAGTCCTATTGAGTTCAAAAAGATTACACGAGAACCATTTGAAGTAGAAGAACTTAGTGACGCACAATTCCCTGCTTTATTCGTGCAGTCTGGTGACGAAACAAGGGAAGTGGCAAGCATAGGTGACACAGGTGCAGGTATATATAGGGGAACAATAGACTTTTTGATAGTGGCTTTTGGCAAGGGTACAGACTCCAACATCGACACAGTTCGCAACCAAATAATAGAAGTGGTTGAAGAAACGCTAGATAATGATATAACTAGAAATGGTAATGCTATAGATACCCAGATTATTGACGCATCTACAGACGAGGGTACAATATACCCTTATGGTGGTGTAAGAATAACAGCGAGGGTAATGTATGAATTTACAAGAGGGAGTGCATAATGGCAAAAGATATTACAATGAAAAAGGGTGATGAAACAATTACCATATCAGAAGATTTTATAGACCATTACGTTAAATTGGGATATAAATTAGAAAATGAAAAGGCTGTTAAAAAGGCAGTCAAAAAACCCGAACCAGAAGAAAAGGAGGTCTAAATGGCTACGCATCATGGGAAAGAAGGAGTTGTAACAGTAGGCGGTACAGCTATCGGTAATGTCACTGGATTTACTTTAGATACGACGCACGACGTTGTTGAGGATACATCTCTAGGTGATACAGCGAAAACATTCAAAGCAGGTAGAGGAACATTTACTGCTTCTATAGATATGAATTACAATGAAGAAAATTCACAGCAAGCTTCATTGTTACAGGGTTCAAGTCTTAGCTTTGTATTCTTGCCAGAGGGTAATGATTCTGGTGATGAAAGTTTTAGCGGTACTGGTATTGTTACTGGAATGTCAGTTGGTGTTACTTTAGATGGCATGACAACCAGAACTGTTTCTTTACAAGGTAATGGAGCAATAACCATCGGGACTGTCTAATGTCAGACCAAAACATTGACTACTTTGATGGTATTCGTGACCATTTCAGTCAGCTAGACACACAGATAATTGAAGTTCCAGAGTGGGGTTTGACAGGCGATAAAGCTATTCATACCAAGCCTTTCAATATGCTTGAGAAACAAAAGATATTTAAGGGTGCTACGAATACCGATTTGCTTGTACTCATTGACGTTATCATTGAAAAAGCCTTAACGAAAGATGGCGAAAAGATGTTCAACGCCAAGCATATTCTAGCCTTTAAAACAAAAGCTGACACAAACGTAATTGCAGATGTTGCCACAAAGATAATGGGAACTGGTAATGAAGATATTGAGGATTATAAAAAAAACTAAAGAATGATGTAGAATTACATAACATATTTGGTTTAGCCGAAAAGCTTCACAAAACAGTTTCCGAAATCTTGCAAATGTCTGTTGAAGAATTTAATATGTGGATTGCTTACTTTCAAATCCAACATGAAGAACGAGAACGACAAGAACGACTAGCAAAGGCAAGTAGATAGTGGCAACAAAACAAGTAAATATAGACATTATAGCGAAGGATAAAACCCGCCAAGCTATGAAGTCAGCCACAGTTGGTATCAACAATTTAAAACAATCTGTTTTTAATTTACAAAACGCATTAGTTGGATTAGGTGCGGGATTAGTCGCAAAAAGTTTCATAGATACAGGGCGAGAGGTCGAAAGATTACAAGTACGATTTAAGTTTTTATTTGCTGAAGCAAGCGAAGGGGAAAAGGCTTTTAAAGGTCTAGTCAAGTTCGCTAGTCAAGTTCCATTCAGCCTAGAGGAAATACAAAGGGGGTCAGCTAATCTAGCGGTTGTGTCAAAAGACGCTGATGAACTCAATAAACTTCTTAAAATAACAGGCGATATTGCAAGTGCGTCTGGATTAGACTTTCAAACAACAGCGGAACAAATCCAAAGAACATTTTCGGGTGGTATTAATTCAGCAGATTTATTTAGAGAAAGAGGTGTTCGGGCGTTACTAGGATTTGAAGCGGGTGTTGCAATTAGTGCTGAACAATCCAGAAAGCATATAATGAAAGCCTTTGATGAAGGTACGCTATCAGTAGTAGGTGCTAGTGAAACAATGGCACAAACATTTGATGGCACTCTTTCTATGATAGGAGATAAGTTCAATTTATTCAAAATGGCGGTCATGGATGCGAGTCCTTTTGAGTTTCTTAAAGCGTCAGCACAATTACTTAATAATGAGTTAGAAAAAAACTTTGGAGCAATAGAAAAATCAGCCGAATTAATTGGTGATGCTGTTGTCGGTGCAACTGTAAAAACTATTTTATTTGCAACAAAAGTTATTGACACATTTAAGCCAGTATTTCAGTTTCTAGGAAATTCTATTGCAAACCTAGTTACTTTTGTTCAAGACTTACCACCACCGATTGACTCACTTGGCGTTGTTGGCTTTTTAATGCTTGGAAAAAAAGGGAAACTTGCTGTTGGTATTATAGCTAGTCAGATTGATAGACTTAGGGGGATGCTTGCATCACTTATAGATGTAGAAATAAAAATGCAACAAACTATGAAATCTATCATTCCAGATTTTATAGAGGGCGATTCTATCGATAAAGAACTAGTAAGATTAAAGAAAAGAGCAGAAGACCTTAGAAAACCATTTAAAGAAGTAGGTTTAGGCATAGAAGAAACTGGTGAGAAAGCTAAAGTTGTTTTCAAAAATATAGGCGTTGAATTAGACCAGACCAGAGTTAGAGAAGATAGTTTGACGTTTGCTTTTTTAGAGCAGTTGGAAGCTATAGACAAAATAATGGCAAAAAACAAGGAAGCAAAAAAAGTAGTAGATGAAAAATCAGAAGCACAAACAAATGCTTCTCAATCAACAAGCAAAGCACTTGCAAAAGAAAAGAAACAGATAATGGATTTAGCGGATGCAATGGATGGTGCAAAACAAGCGGTTGCTGATGCACTTGATTTTCAAGATACAGGTCTTTTCTCAAACTTCTCTAAGGGGTTTAAAGAAGTTGCTAATTCACAAAGAGAAATGTTTGAACAAATGCGTGACATAGGTGCGGAATCGTTTGACAGACTCAAAACATCACTAACAGATTTTGTAATGACAGGAAAACTAAGTTTCAAAGATTTAGGAACTTTTGTTGTTCGGTCAATGGTTGATATGCTTATAGGTCAAGCAATAAAAAGTGCCTTAAATAATTCAGTTGCTATGTTCAAAGCAAGTTCCATCAAGAAAGCCATGATAAGCTTGTTTGAGGGTGCAATGAAAACTTTTGCTTCTATACCCTTTCCATTCAACATTGCGGTTGTGGGTGGTGCATTAGCCTTTGGAACAGGTATAGTAAACAAAATAAGAGGGTTTGAAAGAGGTGGTAGACCGCCAGTGGGTCAAGCAAGTATTGTCGGTGAAAAGGGTGCAGAACTCTTTGTACCAGACCAAGCAGGAACAATAGTACCAAATGACAAACTAGGCATGGGTAAACAAGTCACTGTCAATTTTAATATCAATACAGTAGATGCTAGGGGTTTCAACGAATTACTGGTAAATAGTCGAGGTACTATAGTGAATCTTATTAATAGTGCTATGAATGAAAAGGGTAGAATGGCAGTGATATGAGTGGAGCATTACCTAAAACAGATTTCACAGCTATCAATATTAAGAGCAATCAAAAAACTCTTTTAAGTCAAACAGATAGCGGAAAAACATTCAGAAGACAGGTGCAAGGTCAACGCTTTAGTTTTACTCTTTCGTACCCTCCCATGACTAGAGCAGACTTTGCACCAGTCATGGCGTTTATTATGAAGCAGAGAAACAGAAAAGAAGATTTTACAGTTAGTTTTCCAAGCTATCTAAACGCACAGGGCAATGAAACAGGCACTTTGTTAGTCAATGGTTCACATTCTGTAGCCGATACAACAATATCTATTGATGGGTTTGCAGGGGATGGTGCAGGTAGATTAAAAGCAGGGGATTTTATTAAATTTGCTCACGATAAGGTTTATATGGTGGTTGAGGATGTAACGAGTTCTAGTAACTCCGCAACAGTTACTATTGAACCACCATTAAGAGAAGCCTTAACAGACAATAGTTCAGTCACTTATGACTCAGTTCCTTTTCGTGTTCATTTAAGAAGTGATATTCAAGAGTTCGCTACAGGGCAAAATGACAAGGATGGAAACTTATTATTTAACTATGAGTTTGATGTTATAGAGAGTTTGTAAGATGTGTAAGTTATTGATTTTACTGAATAAAATCCCAGGATAAACATGGCTAGAGGTTTAACAAGTGCGGTAAAAACAGAACTAGCCACAGGAAACATAGAACCAATAATTTTAATAGACTTAGGGTTTGCAACACGAGTTTATTTAACCAACGCAAGTTTTGATATTACCTCAAGCGTTTCGGGTTCTTCTCAAACCTATCTTGCAAATGGTCATTTTAGGGGAATAACCGCAGTCAGTGAAACTCCGACCCCTTCAAAAAACAGCCTTATCGTTTCTTTATCTGGTGTCGATCAAACCTATATTTCAGTAGTACTTAATGAAAATATTATTAACAGCGATGTATTTATCTACAGGGGTTTTTTAGATGCAAATCTAGCACTAATAGCAGACCCTTTTCTTTTGTTTTATGGAACGATAGATGAATTTAAAATTACAGATAATACAAGCACCGCTACATTAAGTTTAAATGTTACGTCACATTGGGGAAACTTCTCAAAGAAAAGCGGTAGGACAACGTCCGATAATTCGCAAAAAAGGTTTTTCTCTAATGATAAAGGCATGGAATATTCCGCACTTAATCTTGTAGACATAAAATGGGGTAGGGAATGAGTAGTGTACATTTATATCAAGCAGAAAAAAAAGATTTTGATATGATTTATGAAATGCTCATGGAGTTCAAAGAAAGCGAGTTATTTGATAAAAAACTGCCAGAAGTTGACAAGCCAAAACTTACACTATTCATCAACACTATTTTAGAAAAGGGTAAAGTAATTTTTGCTAAAGATTTAGATTCAGAAACAATTATGGGGTTGTGTATGTTTCACAAGGCTGAGTATTGGTTCAGCAAAGATAAGCTAATGAATATCCATGTTTTGTACGTCAGAAAGCAATATAGGACGTATAACTTAGTGAAAGTGATAGTAGATTCTGTTAAAAATGTATCGGAAGGCTTACCAATGTTACTATCAATAAGTACAGGTCTACACAAAGACCCAGTTTTTGAACGATTAGGATTTGAAAACATGGGTAGTAATTGGAGAATGTTTTAAATGTGTGGTTTCGTAACAGATGTTATTTCAGACGTTTTTGAGGGTGTTGTAGACATTGTAGAGGATGTAGTAGGCGTTGTTGAAGATGTGGTCGTTGGGGTAGTTGATACAGTTGTAGATGTAGTAGACGAGGTTATAAGTTGGGTAGTACCACAGCCAGAAGTTCCAGAGTTTTCAGAGGAGTTTGAGGAACAACAGGCAAGAGGAATCTTAGTTAATAAATTTACAGCTAATTCAAGTATTCCTGTAGTTTATGGAACTAGAAAAGTCGGTGGCAATGTAGTTTTTGTAGAAACGTCTGGAACAGACAATCAATATCTTTACATGGCTGTAGTTCTTAGTGAAGGGGAAATCGACAGCGTTCAAACACTTTTTGTAAATAATCATCAAGTTACTTTGTCAGGTTCACTCACCGATGGCACACAAAGAACAGTTACAAGTGCGGATGCTAACTTCTTTGATACCGAAAACACTAATAGTTTAATTACAGTACAGGCACATTTAGGAACAGATTCACAAACATCTTCATCACTATTAGGCGAAGTGAGTTCATGGACATCAAACCATAGATTACAGGGTTTAGCCTATCTAGCCTTGCGATTTGAATGGAACGCAGAGAAATTTGGTGCATTACCAAGAGTCCAAGCAACTATAAAAGGTCGTAAAGTCTACAATCCAAATCTAGATAGCACAGTTACAGGCGGTAGCGGTAGCCATAGAGCAGACACAAGCACAACATGGGAATATTCCGACAACCCGATATTACAGCTATTAGACTATCTGAGAAATGACAGGTTCGGCATGGGTATAGCTAATAGTTACTTTGATAGTAACTTTGCAGACTGGCAGACCGCCACCGATGTTTGTGATGCTGATATTACACCTGTTAGCGGTGCAAGTGCGATAGACCTTTTAGATAGTCATATTGTTGTTGATACGTCTAGAAAAGCTATAAATAATGTTAAAGAATTTGTAAAAGGGTCACGTTCTTATCTAAACTTCTCTAGTGGTAAATACAATATCCTGGTTGAAACTACAGGTTCAGCATCAATCACACTTACAGAAGATAACATAATAGGTGGTATTACTGTTCAAAGTAAAAACAAGAATTCACGATATAACAGGGTTATTGTTACTTTTGTAAACCCAGATAAAAACTTTCAGACCGACACAGTGCAGTTTCCACCAGTGGATGAAACAGGTTTAGAGTCGGCAGACCAACATGCAACGATGAAAACAGAAGATGGTGAGTTACTTTTAGAAGGTCGTTTTGATTACACCATGATAACAAATGCCCATCAAGCACAGGAAATGGCTGAAATAATTCTCAGGCGGTCACGGTCAAGTTTAGATATATCTCTTAGAGCAGATGGTACAGCGTTAGACTTAGCGGTAGGAGATATTGTAAACGTAACCCATGCAACCCCTGCTTTTTCGGCAAAACCTTTTAGAGTACAAAGAATATCAATAAATGCTGACCATACAGTAAGTATCCAGTGTTCGGAGCATCAAGATAGTTTCTATACGTTTGGTACACAACAAGCACTACCAACGATACCCGATACATCACTTCCTAACCCCTTTAATGTGCAAGCACCCACTATTTCAGTCACCGATGAATTACGTTCACGAAATGAGGAAGCCATAGCGGTTTTATTGGTTAATGTTACAGCAACCGATTTATTTATTACTGATTTTGAAGTGCAAGCCAAAAAATCTACAGATTCAGTTTTTATCAATCTAGGTCGGGGTAGTTCATCGCAGTTTGAACTTGTTAATGTAGAAGATAATGCAATATATGACGTAAGGGCAAGGTCAGTAAGTTCAATAAGTCGTTCAGTGTTTGTCAGCACTACGCATCAAGTTGTGGGTAAAACAGCACCACCGCAAGATGTTACAAATTTCAGTGTAAATATAATTGATACAGAAGCACATTTAGCGTGGACTCCAGTTACAGATTTAGACTTGTCACATTATCGAATAAGACACGCAAAAGAAACAAGCGGTGCAACTTATGCTAATTCAATAGACATAGCTGACAAGGTTTCAAGACCTGCAAACACAGTGATAGTACCTGCAATGACAGGAACATATTTTATAAAAGCGGTGGATAAAGTTGGTAATAGTTCAGAAAATGCGGTGTCTACAGTGGCAATAATCGAAAGTATCAAGGGGTTAAATTTAGTGTCAACAAGCACTCAGAGTCCAAGTTTTTCAGGCACAAAAACAAATATGGTGGTGGTTGATGGTAGTAAACTACAACTAGGAACAGCAAACCTATTCGATAGTGTAGCAGGCAATTTTGACGATGCAGGGGGGTTATTTGATGGTGGTGTTGGAAATGTTGCTAGTTCTGGGACATATGAATTTGATACACATATAGATTTGGGTTCGGTCTATACCAGTAGAGTTACAGCCAATATGAATGTCGCACGAATAAGCTTTGTAAATTCGTTTGATGATGCAACTGGAAACTTTGATGATAGAGCAGGTTTATTTGATGGTGACCCACAAGAATTTGACGATACAAACACAGAGTTATTAGTAGCAACCACAGAAGGTGACCCAAGCGGTTCACCCACATATACAGATTTCAGAAAGTTTTTTGTAGGCGATTACAAGGCAAGAGCATTTAAATTCAAGCTACAAATGACAAGTCAAAAAGGCACAGCAACACAACAAGTGTCAGGATTGTCGGTTACTGTAGATATGCCCGATAGAGTGGTAGCAGAAGCCGATGTTGTAAGCGGAACAAGTACAAGTGGTAAAGCAATAACATTTAGTCCTGCATTTAAATCATTACAAGGTGTAGGAATTTCAGCACAGAACTTGGCGAGTGGTGATTTCTATGCTATAACCAATAAAAGTGAAACAGGGTTCACAATAGAATTTTTTAATAGTGCCAGTGCAACAGTGAGCAGAACTTTTGATTATGTTGCACGAGGATTTGGAGAAATAGCAAGTTAGGAGTGCTAAATGTCGCAAAATGATTTATCAATAGCAAATCAAGGGTTTGCATCGTTTCGGTCAGATTTAAACTCAGCCTTACAAGCATTGGGGTCAACGAACTCAGGAACGTCAGCACCCTCAACCACATACGCTAACCAGTTATTTTACGACACTACAAACAACATTCTTAAAATAAGAAATGAAGATAATGATGCTTTTATTTCGCTTTTTACTCTAGATCAAACAAATGACAATATTGAAGCCTTAACCATAGATGGCACATTAACCTATAATGGTGATTTGGTTTCAGCAACCGCAGGAACATCAAACTTTAGAGCAGGTGTAAATGCAGGAGATGCCATTACATCAGGTGGTAACAATAATACTCTTGTAGGTGATGAAGCAGGAACGGCAATTACAACAGGTGATAGAAATACTGCCGTTGGATTTGAAGCACTAAAAACGGCAACAACGGCATCGTTTAATGTAGCAATTGGCTATCAAGCACTAGAGAATAATACAGGCAATAACAATACAGCAGTAGGTGACCAAGCACTTGAAGCTTGCACGTCTGGCAGTAATAATACGGCAATGGGAGATGATGCAGGAGTTAGCGTTACAACAGGTGACCAAAATGTTCTTATTGGTGTAAGTGCAGGGGACGCTTTAACGGATGCTGATTTCAATATAGCGATTGGAAATGATGCTCTTGGTGCTGACACTAAAGGCAGTCGTAATGTTGCTATAGGAAGAAGGACATTACACGCACAAAACTTTACATCAGCTACGGATGCCTACAATACAGCTGTGGGTTTTGAAGCAGGAAATGATATTACAACAGGTATACAGAATACACTTATTGGTGGTAATGCAGGTGATGCAATAACTGATGCAGATGAAAATGTTGCAGTTGGTTATAATGCTTTAACTGTTAATACTGTAGGAAGTAGGTCTACGGCAGTAGGGCATAATGCACTTCTTTTTCAAAATCCTTCTTCTGCTGCTGATATGAATAATGTTGCTGTTGGTTATGGAGCAGGGTCACAAGTAACAACAGGAGTAAGAAACACTTTAGTTGGTGCAGATGCAGGGGATGCTCTGACAACTGGACAAAAAAATACTTTTGTTGGAAATCAATCAGGAGATGGAACGGATGATGGAGTACGAAACACAGCAGTGGGAATGGACGCATTAGGTGCAAATTGTGGAGATGATAATGTTGCTATTGGTCAAAATGCAGGGCTTGTTATTACAGGGTCAGATAATGTTTGTGTAGGTCAAGCAGCAGGTGATGGTTTAACATCAGCCAATAATTGTATATTTATTGGTAGTGGTGCAACAGAAAGTGCGAGTGGCACAAGTAATCAGACTGTTCTTGGCACAAGTGTTACTTGTGTTGGAGATAGTAACTTTACTTTTGGAGGGGGTTCTACAGACAGCAACATAGCCTTTGGAGCTACTTCTATATCTGCACCTTCTGATGAAAGATATAAAGAAAGTATTGAAACTTCTACAGCAGGACTTGGATTTATAAATGATTTAAGACCTGTTACATACAAATGGAAGATGGAAAAAGATGTACCATCAGACCATAACGCTTATAAAAAAGACTCTACAACAAGAGTTATGAACGCTAAAGATGATTTTTATCATGGTTTTATAGCACAAGAAGTAAAAGCAGTATTAGACAATCATAGTGAGGTAAAAAACTATGATGGTTTATGGATGGAAAATACAGATGGCAGACAGCGTTTAGCACCTGCTTTTTTAATACCAATGCTTACTAAAGCAGTACAAGAATTATCAGCAAAGAACGATGCACTAGAATCTAGGATTAAAACATTGGAGGGTAGTTGATGGCAAAAACAGAAGAAAGAACAGCAGACGAAATAGCAAAAGCACACAAGGCTTGTTTAGATGGAGCAGATACAATCAATACTGTAATTGCTACTCACAATAAAGGTAAAGATGCGACAGAAACAGACTTTGCCTATGACATGACACATGACGAAAAGAAAGAAAGAGTTGCAAGAAGTGTAGGATATTTAAAGTATCAAAAGGCTTTAGAGGATTGGGGTAAAGAAGATTTTACAGTCATAGACAAAGCCATAGCCGATGCGGATACATTTACAGGAGCATAAACATGAACGAAAAATCACAAGTGGTAACTATTGATGGTAAAGAATACCCTATAGACGATTTAAAAAGTGACCAGAAAGTATTGATTGACCAAATTACTTTATGCCAAAACAAAATAAATGAACTAAGTGCATTGGTCAGACAAATAGATATTTTTCAAATAGCAAAAAACAATTATGTACAAAAACTTTCGACATCTCTTAAAAGTAATGAAAACATAGAGGACTCACAAGCAGGATAATGACCAAATCAGACATAAATGCAATATTGATGGAACTCAGCGTACTTAAAAACGATATGTACCATTTTAGACAGGACATGGAACGAAGGGTTTCACGACTTGAAAGGATAGTTATATCCATAACCGCCTTTTATGTGATTAGTTCATTCGGGGTTATCTTCAACACTATAGTGCTATAAATGGGATACAGGGGGGGTTCTTAAATGTTTGACCCCATTTCGATCAGTGCCAGTTTAAGTATCGCCAGTTCGGCTTTTTCGGGACTCAAGCGGGCATTTATGGCGGGCAGAGAGCTTGAATCTATGTCACAGGATTTGTCGAGGTGGATGGGTGCTGTATCCGACATTGATAACGCACACAAGTCAGCTAAAAACCCATCTTTACTAAAAAAGGTAATGAATGGCAAAAGTATTGAACAAGAAGCCATCGAAGCATTTACCGCTAAAACCCAACTGGAACAGCAAAGGGCGGACTTGCGGACGTTCATCCAATACAGCTATGGACAGTCAAAATGGGACGAATTACTGCGGATGGAAGCAGACATTCGTAAGAGAAGGCAAAAGGAGGTTTACGATAAACAGCAATTTAGAGAAAAGGTTATAACATATGTCGCTTTGGCAGTGGTTTTGGTTGTTGGCGTTGGTATTTTGGGTGGTTTTATATACACTCTTATGGGGTTCGACAGAGGATGGTGGTTATCGGACTAGGGATAAATGCGTTAGAAAAGAAGGTGGTCAAGAAACCTTTGAGTGGCTTTGTACTGATGGGAAAGTGATATATTTAGCACAGTCGGACAATATAAAGAACTGTTTTACCTGTTTTCTTAAAAAATTTAGCGACTGGACATGGGAACAAGAAATCAGAAAAGGGGTGAGAGAAGACCCAAAGTATGTTACTTGTAGAAGATACAAAAGAGTCAGAGCAAAAAATGGTCAACAAGTCTGTTTATATAAAGGTGCGAATGATACATATACGCTTGTAGTTGAAGGAGAATGCCCAAATGAGTATCGTTGTATTTATAACCCACACTCACCTAAACCCAATATAGATAGCGTTGTTGATTCACTAAACGAAAGCTTTAAAAAATGACACAGAAGAAACTAGAAAAAGATTCAAAATATAACGAAATGGACGCTAACAAAGATGGTGTTATTTCCGATATTGAAATAGACAGTTGGCAACAAACAGAAGAAGTCAAAAGAATAAACAGAAAGCAAATGCACCAAAGAAACATGGCTTGGGTTTCTCTTGGGTCTATGTTGGTCTTTACAATAATAATGTTTACCCCCTTAATACCAGACTCACGAATAAAACTACTCACAGACCTATCAAACCTATTTTATCTGGCACAAGCAGGGATAGTTGGTGCTTTTATGGGGTTTTCGGTCTTAGATAGAACAGGTGGAAAAAAATGATAACATTATTGGGTAGCCTATTAGGATTTGGAACAAGCTTTCTACCAGAAGTCCTAAATTATTTCAAAAGAGGACAAGAGCAAAAACACGAACTGCAAAGAATGAAAATGGAAATAGAACTCATGGCAAAAAGGTCAGAGTTCAAAATCCAAGAACTAGACAAAGAAGCAGAAATAAAAGAAGCAGAGGGGTTATATAAACATGATAGTGTGGATGCAGGAGGTTTTATCAACGCATTACGAGGTAGTGTGCGTCCTATTATCACTTATGCTTTTTTTGGCTTATTCGTTGCCATTAAAGTGACCGCTTTGATTAGCCTTATGAGTTTACCAGAAATGCAACTAAACATGGCTCTAAGCATGATTTGGGATGACCAGACCGCAGGTTTATTTTCAGCAATTATGGCATTTTGGTTTGGAAATAGGGCAGTTAGCAAGTATTATAAAGCAAAAGGGTGAACATTGAACACAGAAGCAATAATAACCCATATATGTGTAGTTTTTGTTGGAGTGGTGTTAGTATATTTTTTTATATTTTAAGAAAGGGTAAACAATGGCTTTCACATTATCACAAAGAAGTTTAGGACGATTAGACGGAGTTAATAATAAATTACATTCGGTAGTAACAACCGCCATAGGTCTGACAAATGTCGATTTTGGGGTTACTTGTGGACTAAGAACCGAAAAAGAGCAAGAAGATTTAGTGGCTAGAGGTGCATCAAAAACCATGAAAAGTAAACACCTCACAGGAGATGCAGTAGACGTTGTGGCTTATATTGGTGGCTCACGCATTTCATGGGAATTAAATTTATATGATGATATAGCGGATGCGTTCAAAGAAGCATCAATTAAAGAGGGTGTTGGAATACGATGGGGTGCTTCATGGCATATACCAGACTTGCGAGAATGGGAAGGTTCAGCCGAAGAAGCTATGATGGCATACATAGACCTTAGACGTTCGCAAGGGCGTAGACCCTTCATTGATGCACCACATTTTGAACTTGTAAGTACTTGATTTTATTGAATAAATCCCAGGATATAAGGACATGAAAAAACAAATATACATGAAGCTTTATGATATATTCTCAAGCATAGCGAGTTGTTTTCTTAGAAAATCATTGAACCAAAAAACCAAAGGGAGGAATAATGGCACTAACACCAAAACAAAAAAAACTACCAAAAGGACTTCAACAAGCAATCCTAAAAAGTCAAAAAAAGGGTAAAAAGAAGAAAGGAAAGAAATAATGCCATATCACTATGGAAGTCGCACAATGACTTCAAAACCTATGAAGAAAAAAAAGAAAAAGAAAAAAACCAAAATGAGAAAGAGAAAATAAATGGTTTTAGTCAAATCAATAAAAAAGTTCACTAAGGACTTAACACCAAGACAACGCAAGACCATGAACCGACATGCTAGGCATCATTCATTGAAACATATGAAAGAAATGTCTAAAGACTTAGCATCTGGCAGATTTACGTTTGCTCAAGCACATAACAGAGCAATGCGGAAAGTCGGAAAATGAATGGGTTTACAACCACAGCTACTATTTCTGAACTCATAGACAAAAGACCCATAGGACGTAAGCGGAAACGTACCAGAAAGAACAAAATGCCCTTCAAAGGCAATTTAAAAGCCGTACAGCGTCTGTTGCGTGTCAAAAGGGTAAAGTAGCAGGGAAATAGTTAAGACCGCACAGGGACGTTTATTTCGATTATCTCTTTTATTTGGTTTAAACATTCAGTAACCCCACCCTTTACAATAAAATGAGGTGTACCCATAGCTTTTGATTGCACCGCCCAAAGCTTTTGAGCGTCCGACAACCTACCTTTTTCATTCTTCAACTCAATATACAAAACCCTTCCTTCTGGATATTCTACAATAATATCTGGACAACCCGACTTCAAACCCATCTTCTTCAGCTTTAAATGATAGCCAATAGACTTCTGACCTTCATTCGGTACATGGAAGTGTCGAAAATGGTAGTATTTACACAAATAATTTAGGTAGTCGTTGCAAGATATTTGTATGTCTGATTCTTTCGTCATGGGGGTAAAAATTTAAGGTTTAATGAGATTGCACCCATTTAGTTTATAAAATTTACCCCCATTTGCTATACAAAACGAATTGGAGTTCATTTGTATATTCCGCGTATTGAAGGAATATAAAAAAGATAGCAAAAAAAACACCAAACCACAATCTTTTTTACCTTATGGGGGTTGACTATTCAATAAACCTAGCTTAAAATCTAGGTTATTAATGATAATAATAATAATTGGAGTTCAAAAAAATGTGTAAGCAAGCAGAAAAAATCTGGTACACCGCGATGGATGATACCACCCCTTATTCTGGTGAAGTGGAAATCGACACTTCTAACAAATCTAAAAAAGCCTATGGTATTGGTCATTGTTGGAAGTGTCACAATGGCAATGGTATATTCTGGAAAAAAACTTGGAATGGTGCATTCCCAGATACTTGTTGGTCTTGTAATGGAACTGGCAAGGGTAAGGTAAGGCTATACACCCTCAAGCAAGTTCAAGGGCAAATAAAGAGGGCAGAGAAGAACCACATTCTTTATGTCAACAAAGTTGCACTAGGCAATGAAATCAACGCTCTTAAAAACATTGCTTACAACTACTCTGAAAAGGGTGTTGCACAAAGAGCAAAAAGATTAGCTTGGAAAAAAGACAAGATAGTTACAAAAAATAGTTCAGAGTTTGTTGGACAAGTAAAGGACAGGGGTACATTTGACCTAACCCTTACTTTCAGAAAAGGCTTTGATACAGACTTTGGTGTAAGCTTCTTGAACACTCTCAAAGATGCTCAAGGCAACGTCTTTACCTATTGGGGTAATTCTTTTCTTGATGTTGAAGTAGATACCACCATCACAGTTAAGGCAACCATCAAAGACCACAGGGAATATGATGGAACTAAGCAGACAGTAATCAACAGACCTAAAATCATTGAAGGGGTAAGATAATGATAGAACAACCAACAAAAATAGGGAACAAAACGCTATACAACGTAAGAGTCCTAAATATGTCAGTTGCTAAACATTATGGATTAGTCAAAGAATATTGTGAGATTGTTTCAAAAGCTAGGGAAACCAACACCGAAGATTTAGAGAAGAATGGGGTGCAAGCAGAACTTACTTTGTACTTCTCAGTTAAAAAACATTTAGACCAGTTGGTTTTACAAAAGCTTATGAAAAACAAAATACAAAAGTTTGGAGCAAGTAACAGATGAAAAAGTTATTAGAAATTGTTTTCGATAGTGCATTTTTAATGATGCTTTTTGGACTTGGGTATTTCTTTTTAGTCGCTTTTACATAGACATAACCAAAAAAATAATATAGGTTTTAAATTGAATTGGAGTTCGCATGAAGAAATCAAAACTAATTTTCACTTTATTGTTAGCTGTTGTTATTGGTGGTTGTTCATCAATGCCAATAGTTGATAGTAGAGGAAAATCGTCAGCCAATATAAAGGGTGACATGAACCGCTTTCACGATGATTATTATACCTGTAAAAGCTTAGTACAAGACCAGACAAGTTACGTTTGGGATAAGAGCAAAGCAGTCTATAATGGTCTAAGGTGGCGTGTTTTGTGGCTCAGTCCTAAAGCAAATACCAGAAAAGATTTTATCAATCGGTGTTTAGAGGGTCGGGGTTATAACGTAATTAATAAATAAGGAAAATAAAATGATAATAGATAAAATATTTGATAATACGAAAGATGGAGTACCAAACTACTCTATCGACTTAATAGATGGCACTAGGCTGTATTACAGGGGAACAGTTATGAACCCCATGCCACAGAAAGGCGATGCTATAAACTATACTGTCATCAATACGAAAACGTCAGCTAATGGTAATCAATACACAAATATTAAAGATGTTGAGATAGCATCAATGCCAGATAACGGACAGCCAGTGTATACGCCTACACAAGCACCACAACCGCCACAACCAATGCCACAGGCTAATAATAGCTTTACACCTAAACAGCCTACTGGTGGCATGAATAAGAACGATACACAGCGTTGCGATATTTTTACCACAGGAGTTGTAGGGAGAGCCATGTCAAGCGGACACTTTTCCATAAACGATATTGAGGAGCTTACAAAAAACGCTGTAAGGGCATTTAATGAAAACCTTAAAGAACTATAAGAAGCTCTTTGCCGACTTTTGGGGGTATCACGAAAACGATATTCCCATCTGTTGGAATTGCAATAAAGAGGTCGCGGTGGATATTCATCACTTGATTGCAAAGGGCATGGGTGGAGTCAAAAACAACAGGCTGAACCGCATAGACAATCTTTATGCCTTATGTCGCAAGTGTCATACGCTTGGTCATTCAGATAAAGAACTAAATGAGCAGTGGAAAGAAGACCTGCTTGAAAGAATAAAATGGAAGGAAAATAATCCCCATGATTGGTGAAAAATTATGCAAAGAGGTAGTAAGTATTGTTGAAAGTCGTGGCTTAGATTATGGCGATATAAAAACAAACCATGAAGAAATTGCAAAAGGGTGGTCAATCATTTTAGGAATAGAGGTAAAACCGCATCAAGTAGCGTTGTGTAACGACTGGCAAAAGACAGTAAGACTAAAGGCTAACCCCAAGCATCACGATTCATACAAAGACAAAATGGGGTATATGATAACCTATGCGGAGTGCATCAAATGACCGATATTTATTCATTACAATTTAACCCCCAGAAGATATCTCACAAACAGGAAGAATTAGGGATGATATTTGCTGACTTAGACACAGCTTGTGAACTAATGAAAAAAGAGGAAAAGATGATAATAGCGGAGTTAACGCTTCAATTTTCCAGACAAAAAATGTATAAGAATATGAAAGAGTTAGATGGTTTAATTTATAACCATAAGAAGTTTAGGGATTTCGCTAATAGATATAGTGAAACCTTAAAGAAGAGGAATCGAGCCAAGATAAGGTTTGAGTCCTTTAAAGCGTTTAGAGATGACCTTCGGACGAAGGTAGTTAATGAACGAGAATTAGCGAAACATAATTTATAGAAAGGAATTATTATGCTAAAAAAATCACAAAAGGAAAATATCCTTGAATACCTTCAAATAGGTAACAAAATAACCCCATTGGAAGCGTTGTATAAGTTTGGTTCTTTTAGATTAAGTGCCGTTATCTTTGAGTTAAGACAAGAGGGTTACAACATCATCACGCACAAGAAAAAAGTCGATGAAAAAACCTTTGCTGAATACGAACTTGTAAAGGAGAAAAGCAATGGTTGAATATGATAATTCAAAGACTTTTCTTGAGTTCGAATTGAAAAGAAAAATTGATAAGCAGAAAGAACGAGGGTTATCTAAAAATTCAAGTGATATTAGGGTTATGGACAACCTTATGGATGCTCTGCATGAATATGTAACAAGGTTTGGTAAAGAAAGTAATGTGTACGCAGAATGTGTTCTTCTTTATGCTCAGATAAATAAAAACAAGAAGAAAACTAAAGAGTATATGGATTTGATATGAGGGAACATTTTGAAAAATTTGATTTGTTCCCTTTATCCTTTAGTCATCTTAATGAGTTCGCTTTTTATCGTGAACGATGGGCGTTAAGGCGAATATTTGGGTATGAGTTCCCAACAAGTGCGTCAGCCGTCAGAGGGCAATCTGTGGAGAGTGGCATTAATATGTTTCTCAATGGAATACCGCTAGAAGAAGCCAAAGAAAAAATGGTGTCTGAGTATGATGCAAACTGTTCTAGGATAAATGACCCAAAGATAGAGGATGAACGAAATAACTTAGTGCCATTACTACAGCTAGGTACTAAGGAGTTTCAGAAATATGCTTATACATGGAATCTATTGACCTATCAAAAAAAGGTAGAATTAGAGATAGATACCATACCTTTTGTGGGTTATACCGACTTTCATTTTGAAGATAAAAAGACCAAAGAAGATTTTTATATCGACTTGAAAACGTCAAAAAGCCTACCCCAAAGAGTCAGTATTTCCCATGCAATGCAACAATCCATCTACCAAAAAGCGACAAATGCCAAGCAAATATTGTGGTATCTAAAGAACCCTACAAAGACAAAAGATGCTGAATTTATTGCTATGTCGTTAGATGATTATGGTGAGCCTATGCGGATATGTAAGCATATTCTAAAGGTGATGGGTAATTACCTAAAAACTGTTGATACCCAAGATGACGTTAGAAACAGTTTAGTGCCTAATCCTGATAATTGGATATGGAAAGAACCTACAGTATTGCAAGCTAGGAAGGAAGTTTGGGGATATTAACCAAAAAACCCCTTTAGGTTTCTACTTAGAGGGGTTACAATCAACTAAATTGGAGTTCAATATGATTATACACGAAAATTCAAAACCAACGCAGAAAATGAAAGCGTGGTACTTATTCACAGAAGATTTTATTGCAGGTACGCAACACCTTTCAGCACAGTCACTTGGCATATACATAAGGCTATTATGTTTTAACTGGAACAAGCGTTGTGCAGGTATACCAAAAGATAAGGAAACACAGTATAGGATAGCCAGTTGTTTTAGTAATTCTGAATGTAGTAGCTGTGATAACGTCATAAAAGAGTTCTTTGTTCTTGTTAATGACCACTACCAAAACGAAAGACAACTACAAGAATATCTCTATATTTCAAGAAGAATGGAAGCATCAAAAGAGAATGGTAAGCTTGGTGGTAGACCAAAAAAACCTAGCACAGAACCTAACACTAACCTAGATAAAACCCCCCTACCCCTTACCCCTACCACTACCCCTAAAACAACCCCAGTAAGTTATGCACCCTTATTTTTGAAGTTTTGGGACAAAGTAAACAATAAGGTTTCAAAAGGGACTGCGGAGAAAAACTATTTGAAGCTAGAAGACGAATGGATAGAGAAGCCAGAAGAACTAGCAGAGATGTATAACAAATATTATAAATCTGTAGAGGATAAAAAGTTCGCTAAACAACCTGCATATTGGCTTTCAGCGAAAAAGTATGAAGATGAAAAACCAAAAGCACCAAGTGCAGAAAAGGTTGATATGTATGCCTTTAGACTCAAAGACTACAAAAAGGTTATACAAGAAAAAAAGTCTAGAAATTATGTTTCTCAATGGGCGGTACACAATTTATGGGAAGTTGAAAAAGCTATCAAGGAGAGTGAGTTTACCAAAGAGGAAGCAGAAACATATCTTGATTTAAAAGGATGGTTATAATGTTAGAGGTCATTACCTTTACAATGTATCTCATTACTATAACAGATATTGAAAACCCTAATGTGGAAGTTCACCGCCTTGTCTTTGATAATCATGCTGAATGTATAGCACTAGCAACAGCCATCAACCAAGTTCGTGACCCTATTTCTACTAAAAAGAACTGTAGAAGTGTCAAAAATTATTATTGGGAGTTACCATGAGTAAAGCACAGAAAATAATAGGGTTTGGTGACAATAGGGAAAAAAATGATTTCTATGCAACACCACAAGAGTCAACAGAAAGCCTTTTAAGGGTTGCAAGTTTTAGGGGTGACATTTATGAACCCTGTTGTGGTCAAGGTCATATATCCAAAGTACTCATAAAGAATGGCTATAATGTGTTCTCAAGTGACTTAGTAGATAGAGGATATGGAACGCCACGCATTGACTTTCTAATGGAAACCCAGAAGCACGACAACATTATAACAAACCCACCATTCAAGAACGCATTAGAGTTCGCTGAAAAAGCTGTAGAATTAGCAAGGTACAAAGTGGCTTTACTTCTAAAACTTAGCTTTCTGGAAGGTGTAGCAAGGCGAGATTTCTTCAAGAGATACCCACCAGAAAAAGTATGGGTATTTAGTCAAAGACAGGCACTAATGAAGAATGGTGAAGCGTATAGCGGTGGTATGTTAGCACTAGCATGGTTCATTTGGTCAAAAGGTAATATTGAATCACCAACAATAGGATGGATATAATGGATAAAGATTTCGAAAAAATATTTGCACTCAAGCCTATAGTTCCCGACACAGGACAACGTAATACTAGGGTATTCAAAAAGAAAACAGTTGAGATAATGAAAAAACTTGCAGAAAAACAAAGAAGACAAAAAAAGAAAAAACTTTAAAAACAAATAATTTATTGCTAAATGTTATTTGTGGCATTAGTCGACATAGTTAAGGACTGTTTGTTGTAGGTCAGTAGTACAATGATTAGTGGTTGAACCTTGAGAAGCTATGCCACACCACCTTACTATAAGGTTAAAATAAGATGGCTAGACCAAAGAAGTACCATATAGACACAAAACAGTTACAAAAGCTTGCTAAATTTGGTTGTACTAATATAGAAATGGCTGATTTCTTTGGGTGTTCACCAGACCTTCTTGAAAAGAGTTATTCGGAATTTCTGACAAAAGGGCGTAGTGAGATGAAAATGCGTCTTAGACAACTACAATGGAAGTCGGCAGAAAAAGGTAATGTGACAATGCAAATATTTCTAGGAAAGAATATTTTAGGGCAACAAGATAAGATAGAAACAAGCGAACTGGATGAACCTTTAGTATGGTCAGCTGATTAATGCCATTAACAGAACCACAAAAGAAAGTAATTAAAGATGACTCACGTTTTAGGGTGCTTATTACAGGGCGTAGGTTCGGTAAAACATATCTAGCCATAAATGAATTAGCTAAGTTTGCAAGTCAACCTAATAAAAAGGTCTGGTATGTTGCACCTAGTTATAGACAGGCAAAGGCTATCTGTTGGGGTGTTCTCAAAGAAAAGATGATAAAACACAAATGGGTTAAGAGTATCAACCACAGCGATTTGACTATTACACTCAAGAACAATAGCCAGATAACACTAAGGGGAAGCGATAACGAAAATTCACTAAGAGGCGTAGGGTTACACGGATTAGTAATGGACGAGTTCGCAGATATCAGCAAAGAAACATGGTTTGAGGTGCTAAGACCTACATTGTCAGACACAAAAGGTCATGCGTTGTTTTGTGGTAGTCCTAGAGGGTTTGGAAACTGGTCTTATGAGTTATACAAGATGGGGGAAACTAATAAGGACTGGAAAAGCTTTCAATACACCACACTAGAGGGTGAGCAGGTAAGTGAAGACGAGATTGAACAAGCAAAGCAAGACCTAGACCTTAGAACCTTTCAACAAGAATACGAAGCTACTTTTGTTAATTATTCTGGAATGATTTACTACAACTTTAGTAGAGATAAAAACATAGTAGAGAAGTATAACAAAAACACAGGAATATTACACATAGGCTTAGACTTCAACGTAGACCCTATGAGTGCTGTTGTATGCGTTATAGAAAATGATAGAATTTTTATGATAGATGAAGTACAAATATACAGTAGTAATACGAATGAAATGTGTGAGGAAATTAAAACCAGATTTAAGAATGTTCAAATAGTGGTATATCCAGACCCTAGTGCTAGACAAAGAAAAACAAGTGCAGGTGGTTTAACTGATTTAGCTATATTGAAAAATAATGGTTTTGATGTAAGATGTAGGAGTACAGCACCTTTGGTAAGGGATAGGATTAATGCAGTAAATAGTAAATTAAAGAACGTAAATGGTAAAAGTAGTTTATTTATTGTTAAATCCTGTAAAAATGCGATCAAAAGCATAGAACGACAAATATATAAGGAAGGTACGCATATTCCTGACAAAGATAGTGGATATGACCATATGAATGATGCTCTAGGGTATTTAGTAGAGTATAATTTTCCACTCAAAAGGAATTTTGCACCAAGCCATCCTAAAAGGTGGAGTTAATGGATAGGGAAACACTTACAAGTAAACACGACTTATGGCATGCAAACATAGCAAATTGGGAGTTCTATATTCGTAGTTATCTTGGTGGAAATGATTATAAAAATGGCTATTACCTTCACCGATATGTTTTAGAGTCACCCGAAGAATATGACGCAAGAATAAGACATACCCCTGTTGACAACCATTGCAAGAATGTGGTTCAGATATACACAAGCTTTCTTTGGAGAGTTCCACCAACAAGAAACTATGGTTCATTAGATGGTGATGAACAGTTAAAATCTTTTCTAGTAGATGCTGATTTAGATGGTAGAAACTTTAATACTGTGATGCGTGAAGTACAAATGAACGCTAGCATCTATGGTAATTGTTGGGTGATAGTTGATAAGCCACAGTCAAACGCAAATACAAGAGCAGAAGAACTAGCACAAGATATCAGACCTTATATTAGTATTTACACTCCAGAAAATGTTGTTAACTGGAACTACAGGCGGTCAGCTAGTGGAAGGTTTTATTTAGACATGCTGATGGTGGTAGAGGATATAAACGCAGATAGAGCAATAATTAAAGTATTTACAGAAGAAACCATAAGCACTTATGAGGTTGAGGAGTATTCAGAAGAATATTCAAAAGGTGAATCTAGACTAATTGAAGAAGTACCTAATCCAATAGGAAAAATCCCTGCGGTCAATGTCTATAATTTAAGGGGTGCTAAAAGACCTATAGGGATTAGTGATTTAGCAGATGTTGCATTTCTACAACAATCTATCTACAACGACTATTCTGAGAAAGAACAGCTTATCAGGCTAGCAAACCACCCAAGTTTGGTTAAAACACCGAATGTAGAAGCTAGTGCAGGTGCAGGGTCTATTATAGAGATACCAGAAGACCTAGAAGCTAATCTAAAGCCTTACATCATAC